GTGCAAACCCCGATAGCCACGTAGTTTGTGGGGTTTCAACTTGGTTGCAACTTTTAGGAGTTGAAACGTTGCAACTCTCTATGTGTAAGGCTTTTTCATGCTAGTAAGCCAAAATCAATTTGCAAAGATGATTGGTAAAAGCCACACATACATCGGTAAACTTGTAACGAATGGCGTGATCATTCTTGTCAATGGCAAAGTAGATGTTGAGATCGCAAAAAAAGCCATTGAAGAGAATAAGGACCCCTCCCGTGATGCTCAGCGTGAAGCTAACGAAAAACGCAGAGAAGTGCCAGACCTTATAAACTCTATTGGGGCTTATGAGTCTGAGGCTGATATGAGTGATGAAGAGAGAGAATTAATTCGGCTTGAAAAAGAAGAAATAAAAAGGATGGCGAAGGAAGTAGGGGAAGAAGAGGGTAAAGATGAAAGTGAATTTGATATAAAAGATTTTGATGGAATGAAACCCGCTCAAATTAGATTGTTTAAAGAATTTTATCTAGGGAAATTGTCAAAGCTAGAGTATCAAAAAAGATCAAGTGAATTGATTATGATAGATGAAGTTAGAAAATCAATCTTTGAGGCTTCAAAAATCATAAGAGATGGTTTAATGACCATACCTGCTCGCCTTGCTTCAAGACTTGCTTTTGAAAGTGACCCGCATACATGTAGGACAATGATCGAAGCAGAAATAAGCAATCAACTCAACACCTTAAATGGGATATTACGTGAGTTGTAGCCCTATTTTTGAAGCATTTGCCGATGGGCTTGCTCCTGATCCATACATCACTATAGATGAGTGGGCTGATAAATACAGACAACTCCCAAAAGGGGCGAGTGCTGAACCCGGGCAATATGATACTGATAGGATGCCATATTTACGAGAGATTATGTATGAGCTTAGCCCACAAAGCTCTACACAACAGGTTAAAGTAAAAAAAGGGACACAGTTAGGGTTAACCGAAGTAGCCAATAATCTGGTTATGTATTTTATGGATGTAGTTCCAACGTCTCAAATTATGATACTACCAAGTGAAACACTTGCAAAAGATCATCATAATTCTAAGTTAGAGCCTTCATTGAAAGCCATGCCGTCTTTAGCTAACAAAATATTACCGGGTAAATCAAAAGCTGACATAGGTTCAACATTTGAAAAAAGATATGCCGGTGGTTCTTTAAAAATAGGATGGTCAGGGTCTACTTCAACGTATCGTTCTGCTTCTTGTCGCATTGTTGTTTTGGACGATGTTGATGGATTTGCCCACGATATTAATGGTGAGGGTGATGTTATTGAGCTTGGTAAAAAACGAGCTGATAGTTTCGGCATATTAAAAAAGATATACATTAACTCAACGCCAACAGACCTAGAAACATCCCATATAGAACCTGAGTTTGAAGATAGCGATCAACGCCATTACTATATGCCTTGTCCTCATTGTAAAGGGCTTATAACTTTTGAAAAAGATAGCTTCAAATTCAACTACGATAAAAATACTTACACGCTCATAGGTGATGTTCAGCTTGAGTGTAAACATTGTGGAAGCCTCATTGATGAACACTATAAAACATGGATGGAGGCAAAGAAAAATGGTGCAACATGGATTCCCCACAACCCTGGGCATATTTATCGTGGCTATTATGTACCAGGCTATTTATCTCCTATTGGAATGGTTAGTTGGAATGAGATTTTTAGAGAGTTCCTTGTCGCAAAGAAAGAGATGAAGCGCGGATCTGTTAATAAGATGAAAACATGGGTAAATACGCGCGATGCTATGGCATGGGAAGGAGAGATGGAAACCGTAAAGGTTGAAAATCTTCCTGGTAGGTGCGAACAGTATAACGCAGAAGTGCCTCATGGTGTGCTCGTCATTGCTGCGGGGGTAGATACACAAAACAACCGTTTTGAAGTAGAAGTTGTGGGCTATGGGAAAGCAGGGGAAACATGGAGCATTGACTATCAGATCATCCATGGAGATCCTAACGACATAGAAACGCGCCAACAGCTTGCGACGTACCTAAACAGAACCTTTGAGTGTGAAGATGGTGCAATGATGCAAATTTACGCCAAAGGAGTCGATACAGGAGGTCATAGAACTAAATCGGTTTATGCTTTTTGTAAACCACGCTATCGCCAAAAAGTATTTGCTATTAAAGGCTCAAGTACGATTGATGCTCCTTTTATCAATAAACGAGCATCGTTTATTAGGGATGATAAAGTAAATTTATTTTTAGTTGGTGTTAACGCTGGAAAAGATGAGATATATTCAAATTTAGAGATAAATGAACTAGGACCTAGATACATGCACTTCCCAAAAAAAGAAACATATGATGAAGAGTATTTTAGGCAACTTATGGCAGAGAAAAGAGACAAAAAAACAGGCGGATGGGTGAAATACCGTCATAGAAATGAGGCAGTGGACTGTCGCAACTATGCCAATGCAGCTTTGCAGCTTGCAGGCGTTGATGAAAAGATACTCAATTTAGGGCGAAGAATTGGCATCATTTCCTATAGCTCAGAAAATAAACCACAAACCGCACCCAAAAAATCGGGCAGAAGAATCATATCGAGGGGAATATAATGGCAACAAAAGAATATAAAACACGTATGAAAGCTTATATAGACGTCAATGTTTTAAATGCAATAAATATGATAAAAGCTGAAAAAAACACAGATGATAATGGGTCTATTTTAAAAATGCTTTTACTTGAAAGCCCTACATTCGCCCAAAAATACGAAGAAATCAAACAAATATTTGGGGGAAATGAGCTTTTAAACTAAAAGGTAATTTTTAAACGTCAAACGTTATAATAAAACACAACAAAGGAAAGATAATGCTAGAAGATAACATCGTTAAGCTTACATGTAAAGAGCTTGGGCTCACTCAAAAAGAGTTGGCAGATAAGCTTGGAGCCTCCGAAGGAACAGTTAGAAATTGGTCATCATCAAATGAACTTCCACAATGGGCAATTAATTTTATTGAAACTCTTAAAGAAAACAAAAAAAACAAAGAGATAGCGGATGCCGTAAAGAAACTCTTGGAGCTTGCAAAATAGTATCTATGAAAATTTTTCATAGATACTATATAATCTAAAATGATATAAATCTACAAAAATTAAACCTATAATTAAAAAAAGCTTGACTTTTTAAATTTACAGTGATAATATTCCTTAAAATAATTCATCTAAAATGAAAAAAAAGGAGTATTTATGTCATTAGTCATTTTTGAAGACAAAAGAATACAATTAACAGAAAGTGAACCACACACTTTTCTTATGGCAACTAAAGATGTAGCACTAGGTTATGGATGCACTGTAGATAACATAAACCAAAATAAGTCGAACCATAGAGATGAGTTAATAGAAGGAAAACATTTTGTTGTCGGTAAAAATGCCAATAATGCAAATAAAACCATGTGGACAAAACGTGGTGTTGTTAGACTTGGCTTTTTTATCAAAAGCGAACGTGCAAAAGCATTTCGTGATTGGGCTGAAGATTATGTCATAGACAAAGCTAACGACACAAACTATGTACCTTATGAACTTCTTTATGCCAAAGAGCGTGAATGCATCGAACTTAAAAGAGCTATGAACCGAATTACTGAAAACACACCATTTATTCTTAACGACCCACAAACACATAATGATACACTTGAGTTTTTAGGCTATGCAAGCAGAGCAGCAAAAACCATGCGACAACTTGCAAGCGATACAGCCGAATACGCCGAAAATATGGAACGTTTCGTTGCATCTATCCAAAAAAGACATGGACATATCAAAGGCGTTACGACTCAATGCAATAGACTTCCAAGGCATAAAGAAAAGAAAGACTAACGTACGATAACACTTTTCTAAGAACTTTTTACTATAATTTAGCCTAAAAGATTCATAGAAAGGCATATTATGGAATTAGTCATCGGATGGATAATATTTGCTGGGTTAGCAGGGTTTTATGCTTCAAAATTGAATAGAAATGCTCTTGGATATTTTATTTTATCTGTTTTTTTGTCTCCGTTGATTACTTTTATTTTTTTGCTTATTGCTGGAGAAAACAAAAATAATCAGAAGCAAGCTTCATTAGAATCTAAAAAGATTTATCAGCGCTACCGTACTGAAGTACAATTGGAC